CCGTGGCTGGTCAGCATCGAGCTGCACGAGGGGTCTCGGCGGTACTGGCTGGGCAGCGTTGAGGTCACCGACGAGATCCTGCACATCCGCAACATCTCCAACACCGCCGACGCCCACGGTCATGGCCCGCTGGAATCCGCCGGGGCCCGGATGGTCACCGCCGGGCTGTTGGAGCGGTACATGCACAACCTGGCCGAGACCGGCGGGGTGCCGCACTACTGGATCGGCGTGGACCCCCGGCTGACCAAGGAGCAGGCCACCGACCTGCTGGACCAGTGGATCGCCTCCCGGATCGACCACCCCGGGCAACCGGCCATGCTGACCGGCGGCGCCACGCTCAACCAGCTGCAGTCGATGTCAGCGCAGGACATGGCGCTTTTGGAGTTGTCCCAGTTCACCGAGGCCCGCATCGCCGTCCTGCTCGGTGTCCCGCCGTTCCTGCTGGGGCTGCCGATGGCCCAGGGAGAATCTCTGACCTATAGCAACACGACAATGCTCCTGGATCTGCACCACCGCAGCTCGCTGCGGCCGAAGGCCAACACGGTGATGGACGCCCTGTCGGGCTGGCTGTTACCGCGTGGTCAGAGCATCGAGCTGAACGCCGACGAATACACCCGCCCGGATCTGTTCATGCGGGCGCAGGCGTATCAGATTTTCGCCAACATCGGGGCCCTGTCGGTGCCGGAGATCCGTGCCATGGAGCGGTTCGACGGTGTTCCGGCGGCGGCAGCCGCCATCACCGGGGCCGAGCTGACCGGGGCCGAGTCCGAGACCCCCACAGAGGAAGCCGTCGAGTCGGTAGAAGGCGGCGGCGGACCTGAGAACCTGGGAGGAACCCCATGACCACCATCGAGATCCGGGTCTCCGATACCCCGTGGAGTCAATTTTCGGCGAGCGACTACACCCCGGAGCAGTACAAGGCCGCCTGCCTGATCGACAAGGGCACCGGGGACCCCGACTCCAAGGACCGCTACGCGCTGCCGGTCAAGGAGCCCAGCGGTGCGCTCAACCGCAACGGCGTGCACGCCGCCGCAGGACGCCTGAATCAGGTGCAGGGCATCTCCGCCGACATGCGTGCCGCCGCCGCCCGTGCGCTGATCCGCTTCTACGGCCAGCTCAACGAAGAGCCACCTGATCACCTGCGGATGATGGCCGGGATGTCCTCCGCCGAGGAGCGCCTGGTGGCTCCCATCGGTGAGGTGGAGATCCGCAGTGCCGAGGTGTCCCAGGTCAACTTCCCGCAGCGGATCATCACCGTCATCGCCGCCCCCTACGAGCAGCCCGCTGAAATCTTCTACCGGGGCGAGATGTGGAAGGAAGTCTTCGAGCGCGGGTCCTTCAACGGCATCGAGACCCGGCAGCGCCGCATCCCGGTCAACCGCGAGCACAACCCGGAGAACCTGGTCGGCAAGGTGCTCGACGCCTGGCCCGACCGCCCCGACGGCCTGGTGGTGGACATCCGGGTGTCCAAGACCGCCCGAGGGGACGAGACCCTGGCGCTGGCCGATGACGACGCTATCTCGGCCAGCGTTGGGTATGGCCTGAAGCGCCCCGGTGATCAGCTGCTGGACCGGCTCACCCACACCCGGCGTATCCGCCGGGCCTTCCTCGATCACCTGTCCCTGGTCGGTGACCCGGCCTATGACGGCGCCAAAATCCTGGCCATGCGGGCCGGGGAGAGGCCCCCGGCGGGGGCCCCGCACGGTTGTCCTACCCCGAACCTGAACAGGATCGCCGCCGACCCGCTGCTGGGCTGGGCACGGCAGAAAACAGACGTATAACGGCAATAGCAGTAGCCGTTCGCTGACCGAGAGGGTCAAGAGTCACTAGGCATTTGCCTCGCCGACCGAGCGGGTCATCGCCCATTCCTTAACCCTTGAAAGGTTTCACTATGACTACTGCCACCGCTGGTCTTGGGCTGGCCAAGGACGCCATGATCCGGCGTCTGGAACGCGAGCTGAACGAGAAGACCACGTTCGTTGACGGGCTGGTCGCCAACGCCGAGGAGAACGAGCGCGATCTCAACGACAACGAGATGAGCATGATCACCGAGTACCGCAACCGGGTCGGCAACATCAAGCAGCAGCTCGACCAGCTTGAGGACATGAGCCGGATCGCGGTGGAGACCACCACCCGTGCCCGCGAGATCGACATGGCCATCTCTACGGCCCGTGGCCGTCCCGTCCCCGGCGGTGTCGAGTACCGCTCCGCCGGTCACTATGCGCTGGACATGTACAACGCCGCCCTGGGGCGGCGTGATGCTGCCGAACGCCTAGAGGTCTACCGGCGTGCCGCCCAGCACCAGAAGACCTCCGACGAGCCCGGTCTGGTCCCCGAGCCGATCCTCGGGCCGGTCATCGACTTCATCGACGCCGCCCGCCCGGTGGTGAACTTCCTGGGGGCCCGCGCCATGCCGCCCTCGGGCTTCTGGCACCGCCCGCTGGTCACCCAGCACAGCGCGGTGGCCCTGCAGGGCACCGCCGGTGCGGCTGCCGATGAGAAGGCCGAGCTGACCAGCCAGAAGATGACGATCACCCGGTTGACCGGGCAGGCGACCACGTATGGGGGTTATGTAAATGTGAGCCGCCAGAGCATCGACTTCTCCCAGCCGGGCGTGCTCGACATCATCATCAACGACCTGGCCGCGCAGTACTCGATCGACACCGAGGCGGCCACCACGGCGGCCATCGCCGCCACCTCCACCACGGCCATCGGCTACGGTGCCACGCCGACCAACAACAGCGTGGCGTCAGCGGTGTGGGGTGCGGCGGCTCAGGTCTATGCCGCCGTCAAGGGTCAGGGCCGGTTGTTCATCGCCTGCCCGGCGGACGCGCTGTCCACCTTCGGCGGGCTGTTCGCCCCCTACGGGCCGTTCAACCAGTTCGGTGAGGGCTTCAACGCCGCCAACTTCGGGCAGGGCGTGATGGGCAACATCGCCGGGATCCCGGTGGTGATGAGCGCCGGGCTGCCGACCGGAGCGGCCAAGGCGTATCTGCTGTCCACCGCCGCCTTGGAGTGCTACGAGCAGCGGGTGGGCACCCTGCAGGTGGTGGAGCCGTCCGTGATGGGCCTGCAGGTGGCCTACGCGGGGTACTTCACTCCGCTGACCATCCTGCCCACCGGGATCGTCCCGCTGACCAAGACGTAAGCGAGGACACCATGCACATCATCGACGGGGTCGCCGTGGGCAGCATCAACCACGCCGAGCTAGAGGCACAGGGCGAGCAAGAACCCGAACCCGAACCGGCCAAGGCTGCGCCGACCAAGGCCGCCAAAGGTGCGGCAACGGTCACCAGTGGCGATGTCACATGACCACGACCACCAAGTTGGCGGATTACCTGGGGCGGTGGCTGGTCAACGCCACCCCAGGCACCACCAATGCGACCGATGACCTCGGTCGCAACGTCACCGCTGGCGACAAGGATTTCCTTGGACGTGGTTTGACGCTTGGCAATCCGGCGGCCTGGGCACCGGCCACCGCCTACACCGTGGGCAGCTACGTCCGTGGTGCGGGCGGCCAGCTGATGGTGTGTACCGTCGCCGGAACAAGCGGCGCAACGGCCCCAACGTGGCCACCAACGCCGCACGGCCCCGGAGTGGACGACGGCACGTCCACCCCCAAACTGCACTGGGTACGGGTCCAATAGTGGCCGAACTCAGTGTTGACGATGTCGCCGCCTACACCGGCGGACGCCTGGCAGCCAACGACCCCAACACCCAGCAGATGCTGGACGCCGCCCTGGCGGCGGCACGCTGGGAGGTCGGCTGGCACGTGTCCCCGGTGCGGGTCGGCGATGTCGTCAAGCTCGACGGGCCGGGCGGCTGCAAGCTGCGGCTGCCCTTCACCCAGAAGATCGTCAACCTGACCGAGGTCATCGACGGCGGCAGCACGCTGGACCTGACCCCGGGAACCGGGGATGTCATCCAGTCCGCGCAGGTGCCGTGGCTGCTGATCCGCCAGCGCGGTTCCTGGTCCTGCCGCTACAACGACATCCAGGTCACGCTGGACCACGGGTTCACCGAGGCCGAGGCCGCCGACTGGCGGCAGGCCATCCTGGGGCTGGTCGATCAGATGTCCACCATGGCCACCGTCGGACGCCCCGACTCCGAGCTGACCTCCAAGCAGGTGGACGACGTGGTGTACAAGTGGAACCCCACCCCGCTGCTGCCGGGCATCGAGCCCATCCTGGCCCAGTACCGACTGCTGTGGGGCTGGGCATGACCGCGCTGGCCGGAACCCGCATCACCCTCGTGTCCTTCACGCCCACCGGGACCCGGGACGCCTCGGGCATGTTGACCCCGGCGCCCGACTCGACCAGCTCCACCGACGTGCCGGGCTGTCTGCACCGTCCGGTCCCTGAGACCGCCGTGCGTGAGCTGCACCGCCAGTACCGCGAGGTCGGCATCGTGGTGGGCACCAACAGCTGGCGCACGACCACCCCGGTAGTCCCGGCCACCCTGAACGCCAAGCCGGGCGATCACCTGATCGTGGGCGGGCTGACCTTCATCATCATGGGCACCTCGATGTTCAACTCCGACATGGCGGGCAAGCCCTCCCACATGACGATCATCTCCGAACGGCAGACGGCGGGGCACTGATGGCCAAAGGCAGCATCTACCAGGAAGCCCTCGACGACATCCAGATCGGGATGATCACCGGCGAGTCCCGCGACGAGATCCGCCACGGGGTGGACAAGGTCGCCGCCGAGGGTGCCGTCTACGCCAAGACTCTTTCCCCCGTCGGCGTGGACCGAGACGCCGCCCCGGGGACCTTCAAGGAGTCGATCATCTCCCAGCAGATCCCCGACAAGCAGGCCAAGGGTTCTCCGGTGCCGCTGCCCGCCGCCCAGATCTACTCCGACGCCGTCGAGCCCGACGGGCACCACTACAGCCAGTACGTCGAGTACGGCTCCCGTGGCTACAAGGGCGCTGGCGTGTTCGGGGCAACCCAGAAGTACATCCAGAAGCAGGTGAACGAGTGACTCTCCCCGTCGAGCTGCTGGATTCCGAGGCACTCGACGGGGAGCAGGTGCTGGTCGCGTGGCTGCAGCCGCTGCGGGCCACCGCCATCGCCAGGGTCACGGGTGACCCGCTGCCGTTCACCCTGATCGGCCAGGTCGGCGGCCACGAGGACCCGATCTACGGCACTGCCGATTTGATGCTGCAGGTGGACACCCTCACCGACCGCAACCTGGGCTACGAAGCCGCACGCACCGAGATGCGGCTGACCAAGCGCCGGATGAACCAGCTCATCGTCCACAACGACACCTTCACCCTGGTCGACGGCACCGAGGTGGGCGTCGATTACTGCTCGGTCGCGGAGAGTCCCCGGTTTCTGCTCTACGAGGACGCCCAGATCCTTCGCACCATGGGCCGCTACGACATCGGCCTGTACTACGTCCCCGCCACCTAACAAGAAAGGCACACCATGACCGCTCCGACTGTCGGGGTCCCCTGGAAGCAGGCTGGACTGACCGAGTTCGACAACAGGCTCT